ATCCAATCCCATATAGGCCTCAATCTTTTCTCCCCCTGAAAAACCAACTTCATTCCCCTCCCTCTTCGATGCCTGCCTGCCGGTAGGCAGGGGGGATATAGTTTGGCAAGCGGTTCTGGATTTTCTTTCAGATTGTCTGGATTTTTATTATCAGACGGAAAATTTACTGGAATTTTGGGAACAAAAAAACGACATCTCCGATTCGGGGATCTCTCTAATCTGCTTGTGAAAAGTTTGTAACGCCTATTTCACAATCTTTTTAATAGTTCGATATCAATAATTCGGTCACTGTTTTGTGCGGTGAATGACCGTATCCTGCCGTGTAAATCGTCTTTTCCCTGGAGATCCGAAATTCCTTAAATAGCTCTCGCGTTTTTGGGTGATCATTGATCGATAGAAGAAATTTCCCCCGGATCATCGATAGGATGTCCCTTAATTTTTGAAAGTCTTCTCTGAAAAATATTCCGTCGCCATAGTCTTTCTCATACCCATAGTAAGGAGGATCAAGATAGAAGAATGTTCCCGGTTTATCAAAACAGGCGATTACTTCCCCATAGGGTTTGTTTTCAATATATACGCGTGCCAAACGGAGATGAACCATCGAGAGATCCTCTTCAATTCGCAGTAAGTTTAAGCGAGGAGGCCTCTGCGCCGAAATGCCAAAAGTCGGCCTTTTCACTTTACTCGAGTACCCTGCCTTTAGTAAAAAATAGAATCTGACGGCTCGCTGGATGTCGGTAAGCGTTTCAGGGTCCTCTTTTTTAAATCTCTCAAATTCGTCCCTGGCTACAAGAATCCATTTTAAATAACGAATGAATTCCTCAAGGTGATATTTGACTACACGGTAAAGGGTCACCAGGTCCGTGTTGATATCGTTTAGGATCTCCACCTTTGATTCCTCTTTTGTAAATAGCACCCAGGCCGCACCTGCAAAGACCTCACAGTAACAGGTGTGAGGCGGTATTTTCGGAACGATCTTTCCGGCTAAAAGATGTTTTCCTCCCGGATAGGCTAATAAACTTCTCATGGTCCGAACCTCCCATTGTGTTTTGGGATTAACCCTGATATACCTATTTTTACGTGTGCGGATGGTAGCGGATTATCCCGTCCTGTGCCTCACACAGGGTTAAGGGAGGTTCTAACTCCCTTGATTACTGTCCGCTAAAAATAAGGGAAGTGTCCCTCTTTATCAGCCAATCTGTTTGTGAAAAGCTTGTGAATGGCTTTCACAACTTTTTTTGTTGTTTAAGCCATCGGTTTTTTAGTTCAAAAAGCATGGGAAATAATTTTTTAAAGGCCCCGCAAAAAGGGGTCCTTTTCCCATAGGTTCCATAAGTTAATTTCCTCGTATAAGGACATCCTCCTTGGCACCACATGATCCATTCGCATCCTTGGCATTCGGAAAGATTCTTGGCGCTCCATCGCTGCGGGAATTTGAAATCCCTTATGCTCCTGTGAGTCGAGATATGCCCGATCACCGTCTCCATGTCGGCATTACAACTACGGACCGTACCATCCGGATCCACCACAAGAAACCAGCGGCCGCAGGCATTAGGATTTTTGGGTCCTGGCCATGTGACCGTCATTGATTCCATGATAAAATTGGGCCACATCGATCTTTCGGCACCGAGAAGAATTTCAAACATCTTGCCCATTTGTTTTTCATATTCATCAACGTATCCGGGAATCGTCCCTCCATGATAGAGTCGATTTACCCGCATATGGCAGCCGTACTGGACGGCCAATTCCGTAAGCTGCGGGAGGCGTGGCATGTTGAATTCGTCAAGCACAATTGCAAGACTGCAGCCACGACAGATTTTTTTTATCTTTAAAATTCTTTTTTCGATTTCGCACAAGGGGTTATTTGTCGGATTAAGAAGGATTTTAATGTTGCGCCTTTTTAACATCTTTAGTGTTGTATTGCTCAGAAAATCCCCATTTGTAAAAACTACGAAACCGCCTTCAGGAGCCGGATTTGAAAGGTCGGGTTTGTTTGCATTTACGATATCGACGATTTTGAGCATCGGATGACGATTAAGCAGTGGTTCGCCTCCGAGAAAATGGATTCTATATTCTGGAACATTGCCATTTCTCATGAGATCGCAGATCCAGAGACTTATTTTTTCAGACATCTTAACGGTCATCTTCCCTTTTCCATCAGGATAATAGCATTGGGGGCATTCTCGATTGCATTCTGCGGTCATATAAATGTTGATGTGGAGGGGATCAACCATTCATTACCCTCCCCACTTCATCGGCCGCCTCATTCATTTCCTTGAGCCAACGCTCGACGATCTTCTCGTCCCGGCCGGGAGCAGCCATGAAATATTTTTTTAAATCCATGCTTCGGTAAATATCCCCATTGAATTCCAGAAGCAGATAGGTGGCCCAAGGAGTCTGAAATTCTTGTTTTAGGAAAATATATTTTTGAGTTTCCGGCCCGTCCGAGTCATAGATAATGCTGGCGCATGGAAGGCTGAAATCTATTCTTTCCCATAGAGGATGCCCCTCGCTATCCTTCCGTGCAAGGGTATAAACATAGATTCTCCTGGCGATTCCGGAGATAAAAAGCATATGGATGAGATCGGAGATGGCGTATCTCGAATATTTTGTTTTCCTGTATTTGGGGAATATCCATTTGTGATAGCTGAAGTCATTCTTTCCAAACCCGTGGGGATTATCAATCACTTCGGTGAAAACAATATTCCCGACGGCCTCCAAATCCCTGTAGATGTAGGCACAGAACCTCCTCCCTGTTTTCTCCCCTTTAAAAATAAGATTCCTGTGATCGTAAAGCCTTCTATAATCCGGGTCTTCCCTGAAAAATCTTTTCGATGAAATTCTTTCCTTAATAGGAATGTCGTTCACATCGAAATACCAGACTTCAGGATAAACACAGATGCCGCCCTCTGGTATCAGCCTGTCAAACTCGGATAATCCATCTGATAACATACTCTCAATTTTAGGCATAGAATGTGCAATCCTCAAAAAGCCTTCCATCTGGAAGTCTGAATGAAAAGACCTCGGCTCTGCCTGGAATAAAATCTCCTTCAAAGAGAAGGGCGTCTTCCATTTTCCAATTCTCTGAGATCGATTGATTGATCTCACGAATGAGGTCGCTATTCCTTCCCGGTTTTAGAAAACATTTAACTTGGCCAATCGCTTTTTGGATGTTCGGTCCCTCATCTCCAATCGCAATCGATCCAAGCTTTAGACCGTTTTCATCTTTGATTATTTCCTTCAAGAATATCGATTTTGTTCTTCGGGCCGCGTCTCCTACATGCCCCATGAAAAAAAGAGGGATCTCGGGGCCCCTTGCGATGAGATCGTATTCATGCCTCTCATCGCTTAGGAATTTCATTGTCAGCATCGATAAAACAAGATCAACATATCTTTGGATCAGCAGTTTTTCTGCAATGGGTAACAGGATTTTCCATGCCTTATTTTGAGCCTCTCTCCTCCTGGATTCCGACGTAAATAGAGGGCCTTTCATTTCCCATTTAATCCCGGCCGCTTCCAGATCGTTGATCTGCTTCGATACATTCTCGGTTCCAGGAAATTTAAGGCCTGTGCGGGCATACAGGAGCGTTTTCCCGTAATCCGGCAAGATCCTAATGGTGGCATCCCCGAGCGTCTGCGCATAGGCTATAAGCGCTCTATGGCCATCGTGGAGGCCTTTGGTATGACCCGACATTGGAACAAGAATTTTCATGCTGTTGGCCCGCAATAAAATTCAAAGTTACAGGTGCAGGGTTTCGGCTCTGCAGCACCATCGTGGTTTTCGATCTTTTGGGCATAATATTTGGAGATTCTTCTTTGCATTTCCACGTATCGGCAGAGCTGCGGGGGGGCCTTCCATATATCCCCCATCATGTCATAATTGACACCAAAACAGCCGCCATGACAGGGCGTCCGTTCAAAACATTCTTTCTTTTTGCAATCATCAGGATAAAAATGGATGAATTGATCTCTCAATCCCTTCGATGTGATCCCATAATCTATATGGCCGAGAATCATCGGCTTTTCATTCCAGGGCCTCTGATCACTGAATTTGCAGAACCTATGGCATGGATAGAAGGATCCATCAATATCAAATCCAACATAAAACCTTCCTGCCCCGCAGGGCCAGTGGCTTTTGTCTGACCCTCGATAAGATTTGAAATGCTCGATGTCGATTCGAATGCCGTGACTCTTCATGAATGCCAAGAAGTCGATCGTCTTGAGGCATTCGCTTTCCCAGATTTTCCAATGGTCCTCGGTCCAGCCTGATTCGTAGACCGGGGAAAACATTATGTTATAGAGTCCATGTCTCGCCAAATACCGGATATCCTCATGAAATCTATGGATCCCCCCTGCATAAGGGGACATCCTGACTTTCAGTTTGGGCCATATCTTCAATGCCTTTTCGACATTCCTCATGATTGTTGATTGGGATCCATCACCATTATGGAAGATTCTGAATTTATTGTGTGATTCCGGGGTGCCATCCAAAGATATCATGAAGAAGGCTCTGTGGTCGGCAAGGTATCTGATTTTTTCCTCAGTCAAAAGTGTGCCGTTCGTCGTCCCGCCAAACCCGACATTCACGCCAAACCACTTTCTCTTGAATTCGGCATAGCGTATCAATTCCTTGATAAGATCCCATTCTAACAGGGGCTCCCCTCCCCAAAAAGAGACCTCAATCCGTTTCCGGTTTCCCTCGAGGGCATTCTTAAAAAGAAAGTCTATGATCCTTTTCCCCATCGATAGATGAAGTCTTTTGCCCGCCTTGCCGCCGGTAAAGCAATACGAACAGGCGAGATTACATGCCTGGGTAAGGTTTAGGGTCGCATTGGTAATCGGGTATAATTGCATTATTTGGTCCTATGCCCTTTTTGTTTTGATGATCTTCTTTTCTTCATCAGGGAATTCAATCCAGTCGAGGATCGCCTCCATCTGATTGGGGGTCAATGCCAGTCTGCTTTCCTTTTTTGGTCTTCCATCCTCCTCTTCTTGGATCTCCACCATCTCGGTGGGCAGATCCTCGCAGCTCACGCGATGGAAATCGATATCAACCATCTTTCTCATTTCCAAATTAAAGTTTTCAATTTTCTTCTCCTGCGATGATATGACTTCCTTATATTTGCTCTTCAATTTCTTAAGTTCCTCATTGAACTCTCTCTTTTTCTTCTCATCGATTTCGAATACGAAAGCAAAGGATCCATCAGGATTCGTAATCCTTTTCTTCGCCGGTTCTCCATTTTCAATCCTGGCAAATTTTTTACAGACCTCTTGACGTTCTTTATCATATTCCCGGAACTCCGAATCTGGCTCAATGGTGCTCTGCATATCGTCGATCTCAGATTTGATTTTCCTTAAATTTTTAGTGGCCGCGTAAGCGAACTTGAACTTGTCCCCTTTCGGCATATCTTCAATAACTTGTTTCATTCTGAATAGTTCAAATCTTTTGATTTTCATCTATGCTCCTTTTAGGAACCCGTTGGCGTCTATTTGAACGTTTTTTTGGGCTCCTCCTACCTTGATGTATATCGGATTCGTAGAACCGGCGCCGGTGCCAATAAGTATATCGGTTGGGGCATCGGCACCGAGATAAACTTTATCATCGCTCCCCATGCCGGCAAGCTGTATGGATACTCCGCCGGTGGTTTTTCCCCTGACACCGATGTTATTGTTAAAGAGCAAATTATTGGTCAGGAAGCCTCCGGCAAAGGTCGGGGAGGAGGCTTGTTTAACTGCCTGATCTAAATAACTTGCAAACTGATATCCATCCCAGAGATCGGCATTTAAATTAGCCACTACAGTAGATGAGGCGGTGTAAAGATGACCATCTGCTTCTATGACGAATTTTGAAACTCCTGCAACTTTTAAATCCCAAAAATATCCTGTAAAACTGCCCCCGTTATTGCCCATGTTCATTATGAAGGCATGGCCGGTCATAGCGGAATTTTGATGATATATGTTGAAAATGTTTCCTGAAGTTTTTCCAAAAGAAATCGATTGAAAAGTGCTCTGCGTAGTTGAAGAAATATCGTAAAGGTTAAGGCTTTGCACATTGGCTTCAGCAGAGATCTGGGCTATAACCCCAGTGCTTCCTGCTTTTCCTACTGCAAATATTCCACGGCCTTGACCCCAGTTGATAATATAATGGCCGATGGCATTTGGAACAGCCTCATTGGGAGAAGGTCCTACATCCACTCTATACCCTATTCCATAATCCCCTTTCACTCCTGCCCAAAAAGCATCGCCGATTCCATAATTGTTCACACCGAAGGCGGGGCGGTCGTATCCGGTTTCCCCAGTTTCGATGACCATATTTTGATTGAACCAGGAGGTAACCGGATAGCTGCTTGCGCGGTTATTGGCATACCATCGAACGGGCCTCGCCACATTCGGGGATAGTCCCTGGTCTACTCCCGATTTGTCGAATATCGAGACGGCGTGGAGAATTGTTCTGGCGCCGATAGAGATGTATTCCGTGGCCGGGTTCGATGCCTTTATCACGACGCCTGTCCAGCTCTCACCGATGATTTCGAGATCTGCCGCGATGGAATTAGCCGTCGGAATCCATAGCGTAAGATTGGGCAAAAACAATCTTTTGTAGCCCGCCGTTATTGCGGCCTCGATTGCTGGAGCATCATTTTCCGTTCCGTTAAAGTGACCTCCTGCAAATAATCTGACATCGCACCAGGGGGTTTTGACCTGAATACCGGTTGTCTTAACTATTCCACCGGTAGGAGTAAGGATAAGATTTCCACTGGAATCAGTCTGAAAATCAGTGTAGACGGAATTGTCTGTTTGGGTAAGCCTAAGCTGGGGGGCAGAAGCATATAAGATATCTACTCGGCGGCGGGGAGTAATGGTGTTGACGCCGAAGTAGCCGTTGGCATTTAAAGTTAATGCGTCGGTCCAGGAAATTGCATTGCCTACTATTCCGGGTGGGGCTATACTCCACGTGTGAGCGCCGAGAGATATCTGATATTTCCCAATCGCAATATCGGCAATCGCATATTTCCAGCCGGTAGCGTAATAGAATCCCGTACCGAGATAGAATCCTCCAAGATTTCCAGAAATCCCCGAGCCTGATCCTCCAATCTCCATCCCAGTTAATGAATCCCAAGCCTTGGGAACGACACCGATACCGAGGTTGGTTCCATCCGTAAAGATTGGAGAAGCAGCATAAGCAGTTCCACCACTGCTATAAGGCAGATAGCCAGCGGCCAGAGAGGATGCCCCTGTGCCGCCATCGGCTATCGATACGTCGGTTCCACCCACCCTGTAAATATACTGACTTCCAATGGTGATCCCGGTTGGAATATCAGTAAGATTTTCAACATTTCCGATTCCACTTGTAGCCCGGCCAAGAAGTGATGCCGTGGCAATCTGTTGAAATTTAGCAAAAGTAACGACGTTATTGTCAATCGTCCAAATTTTTCCAATATCCGAACCTGTTCCGGATACGGTTATATCTCCCATATCGGCATTATTTATGTTCAAAATCCCGGTCCCGGCGTCAATCTGGAGGCTTCCACCTACTTTTATACCTCCTAACACCGAGGCGGTTGCGGTCTGTAGGGTGTAGCCAATTCCAGGTATTTTCTGCCAAAGAGTGCCGCTATAATAGCAATCATCCCCAGCTACGAAGGCTATGCCCCCGTGTCCAAAATCAACTGTTCCAGCATCTACCGCACGATAATACCACCCGACCGTTCCCGTTCCGTCTGCCAGGGTTGGGGTATTGGTAGAAGCAAGCCAGATCCCTTTATAAACCTGTGAGGCTGCAATCGCTGTCCAGGCGCCCGATCCATCTATGCCGGTGGACATCCAGAAAAAATTTGCAGCTGCGCCGGTTGATAACTTTATCGTTGGGGTAGCCAATGAGGTTGCAAAATATCCTGTTCCATTGACATTGAGTTTATATCCTAAATCGGTATTCGTCCCGACGAGGACGTTGCCTCCGCTATATGAATTCAATGTGAGTATAAGACCGTTAATGCTTAGTTCTTTGTAAAGAGAATTTGTCCTATCGGCCGCTGTTAAATATCCACGGGATGCAGTTGGATTATATGAAACCTCCAATCCTGCTCCGCTGGTTGGCACCCTTGGGTAACCAAGAGAACGAATGAATCCATCGACATCCAATTTGGCCGATGGAGTCATACCAATACCGATGTTAGTCCCATCCGTATAAAGCGGGCTATTCACCAATCCGGCAACATCGCTGGCGTGATAAGGGAAATAGCCGTCAGTCAAGGCGGAAAGCCGGATTGAGACGAATGCCGGACTGTCTGTTTCCATTAAATCGTCTACTACCGACTGCTTCAAAGTCCGCCAGCTCTTATCTCCTCTCCAGTATTGATCAGGTGTCCCTTGAGAAATGGCAGGTTCAAAGTAGGAAGAACCTAAGAAATCCATGAAGTTTTCAAGAGTGACTTTCTTCGTATACCAATAATCATCTCTCTCGGCATCCAACACCAGGAGATCGCTCAAGGTGGGCTCTAATTCTTCCGGAAGTTCGTGGATGGTTATTTTTCCCATTTTTTGCTCAAGAATAGATGGCCGTTTGCTCATCCATGAAGGTGATTGGAACCATCCCCTCCTGGGGCAACCCGATATCTTTGACGCGCACCTTCTTCATATTAAGCGAGGAGACAAGAATATCCCCATTCTCTGTTATAACCGAATCCCGATCGGAGGATGTGATGATCTCCGGGAACATGTTAAGAAATTCGTGGTTCAGAAGGATCATATCTCCGACTTCGGCCGCAATGAATCGAGGATGGCAGAGGATATGGAATTCCATATTGACCGCAGCTCTCTTCCTGAAGTATTCCACGAGTTTCAACGCCTGTTCCATACTTGTGGTTCCTATGAGGGGAATCTCAATCTGCTTGGTGTCTCCGGTGATAGATATCATTTGCGTATTTTCGCTATAGGCATAATTTGTCGTATAATTATGTTCTTTGTCGGCAAAAATTCCCTTCACTTTGTAAGGGGTCTCCGGAATTCCCGCCTGGCTAAGGTAGAATGATTCGGCCGCACCTTCCACGTCATCGGCTGAGAGTATCATTACTGGGGCATCGTCCGTAAATATTTTAAGCTTGTAGATGCCCCCGGTCCGGATGACGAAGGCGCGCATGTTGGCAAGAACCTCTTCCATGTTATCAAGAAAAGACTGGCGATCCATCACGACCCCATCGAAATGATAATCCTCCTGGTCGAACCAGTTCGCTGCATCCTTGACGCTCTGATCATCTATTTTGGAGGGGTCGAATCCTAACCCATATCTTATGCTTGTGAGAAAGTCCCGCCAGACAAGGGCGGGATTCCTGCTCCAAACCGTCGCCCCGTTTCTCGGGTCATATAATTTTCTTCCCTTCAAGATTATTGTGAACTCGGGCACGGAATTGAAGGCGTCCTGATTATAAATCAGCCTGAAATAAGAATAGGCCGTGTGCTGCATTGCCTCATTCCAGGCCGGCCACTCGGCCTGAAGGGAGGCAAGCACATCCTGATCAGACGTCCCTTTCATCAATTCATGAGAAGCGAGATTGAGTCCCCCATAATGAGTATAGTAGTAGAGAAGGCGATCTCCGATCCAGACACCTTCCCCCGCCCAAAATAACCAGAAGTCATTGAGCGTGTGTCCTGTCGTCGCACCGAATGTCACGATTATATTATATTCCAAACTTTGATCCTCGCCTGTTATCGGCACGCCGGTCGCTTTCCAGGTCGACCCTCCATCGTCTGACCATTTGAATGTGTCCGGCGTTCCGGTCCCATCGATTTGTACTTTGAATTGAAATTCCCCGTTAACGTAACACGCCTGATCGCAGCTGCAACCCTGATAGTTGTAACATTCGAAATAGCAGGCGCACGAGCCTTTTCCTTCATATAAATATAAGGTTTGATTGCAGCTGCAGGGCTGGTATTCATAGCAAGTATTATTGCAGGTGCAACTGGTATTTGAGAATTCTCCCCCCGGCTGAAGGTCGTTCCTACCAGAGCCCGAAAATAGAGGATTGAAATCGACCCCTAACCCGGTCCCCTCGATCTCTCCCTCGCCCCAGTCTATGACGACATTAAAATACTCATTGTTTTCCCTCGTGGGCTCGTAAAAATCCCAGTTTCCCCCGACCTTGACCTGGCCATAGATAATCTTGACGGGTTCGGATGACGACTTTGTGTTTATTAGCATTCCGTTATTTTCGATACTGTTTTGGGAGGATGGTTTCTTAATGGCTGACCAGATGGAGGACCCGATAGCAGCGACGATAAGAACGGTCTTTATCATCCCGCCTACCGTGATTCCGGCCACCCCAATCGATGTCGAGAGCCAAGCCGAGATTCCCGAAATTATTCCCGATATCGGCTCATGAAGGACAATATCCCGTCGCCTTCCGATCGGGAGCCTGACTTCATATTTGGGTTTTCTTTTCCAGAATCTCAACTTCACAATAATCTCCGCATCACAACAACCTCCGCGCCTCGATAAAAAATTTCAATTTCAAAAGCTCGGTTAGGGGGGCCACCTTCATTCCTTTTTTCACGCCCCAATTTATAAGGACGTTCCCGTTCCCCATATATATCCCCGGAAAAATCGGTATGTCCATTCTTTCAAAAAGCAGGAGGTCCCCTGCGACAGCATAATTCCAGTCAACAGATTTTCCGAGGCTTCTAAGGAATTGCCTGAATACTTCTCTCGACTTTTTCTCATTCTCGTTCCATCTCAAAACATAATTGCTCTCATCCCAGTCGCCGAATTTGCGTGGAAATTCGGCCCCCATCGAATCATAAAATTCCGCAAGCGAATTGAGACAATCCCATCCTTTGCTCATGTCCCCCAATGCGAAGGGGGCATCGAGGAATCGCACGACGGCCTGGGAAAGTCTCTGCCGTTTCTTTATCCCCAGAGTTTTGGCTTCGTTCCCCACCATATCTCCTTCTGGGCGAGAGTGGAAATATAATAGAACCCCCCGAAATGGATCCTGTTCCCCAGATAGGCGCACGCCTCGGCAGTCTTCTCATTATATAGGCCATCGCCGCAAACCGTTGCGGGCCCTGCTACTGGATATCCGCATTCATCACTTTTGAAACCCCACTCGCAAGTCGGGGAATGGGTTCTTCTCGGCGTCAGGATCTGCCACCGGATCAATTCGTCGGAAATCTCTATGACGGCCCGTTTCCGGTCGGCCTTCAAAATCCTGTCGACGTATCCCGGGAAGATGATAATTGGCGTCTCAATGACACAAAGATTTTTGTCCAGGCAAACTCTTTCTATCCTGCATTCCTTCTCCCGCACGTCCTCGGTGAGAATCAGATCGGAGAAGGATTTATCGACGTTGTCGATTTCCATCGTAACGCCCTCAGCCTGGAGATCGATGTTCATAACCGGAGGCCGAAACGTGAATCCTTTTCTTACATACCAATCTTCGGAATAAAAGATGGGTTGGTCGCAGTCCGTCCATCTCTGAATTTCGGCGAAGGAGAAAGTGACCAGGTGTGCCATGAAGAAAATTTCTTTCAAAAATTCTTCGATAATTCCGAGGGGAAAGAATCTCATGTCTCGAAACTTCTCCTTTCATATATTTTTGTTGAAAAGTTGCAGAGGTCCGGAGCGAAAATGTCCCACGACAGTGAATCCTCCTTAAATCTTCCCCTGATCCTTAGATTTCCATCGAAATCCGTTGTAAGGAGATCGCCGGATACAAGGGCATTGATCATCCCTACCTGATCCGCCCCTCCTTCGCCGGTTCCGGGTATAAAGAACCAGTCCGTATTTACTGTCTTCTCTATTCCATTGAGGTATATTTTTAAAGTCGCTTCGGATGTGTCTTTCGATGGCAGATCGAAGACCCTCTGGTAATGCCATGCCTTTGTCCCCAGCGGCTGGGTGGTTTTGGAAGTAAACGAAGAGACCCGGGCCCTGATCCAGTAAACATTCCGGGTCAGCAGTAATTTCTTTTGCCAATCCGAAGGTCTCAGGAAGTTGATATCATTTATGCCCGCGGTCTTGAATCCATTGGTGCCATCCGCAACATACGAAAGTGCAACCCATGCCGATCCGTTCCAATATTCATATGTTAATGTCCATGTTCCGACTCCTGCGGTCCCGACATTGAGTCTAACCGTTTCGAACTTGATCGACCCGCCAAAATAATAGGCATCATTTTTCTGGGGGCTTGCAGGCAGCAGATTCATGTCATTGGCGGCAACGCTATTCGCCGCCACTGTTTCATCCGTTTGGACACCTCCATCTTCGGCAATGGCATGGATTAGATTGGCTATCCCCCTGGCGACAAATTCATCGGTCCATTTATTTTTTTTGAAATCAAAATACCAGAAGGTCTCGGCAGAACCGAACATCTGCTTGAAAAATGCATGGATGGTATCGAACTCGGTGATCAACATATTATTGTATGAAAGGGCGAAACTTCGTCTGGAAAATCTCCAGAGCTGTCTCGCCTGTTCCACTCCGGAATCGAAGTCGCTGATGAGGGTTTTGAATTCCTCTGACGGATTGTAGTTATAAGATGGTACTGGGCTACTCGGATAAGTTTCCATTGTTTATCTCATTATTTTCCTCATCACTCCGCCTCTTCTGACATCGGATATCATTGCATCAAAAAACCCTTGCGGATTGCGCTTGCAGAGCTCGATGAAACTTAGGGGATCGACATCATTGACACCTAAATAGTGAAAATTGTATATGTTCGTACCCCTCGATCCTTCTATGGGGATTTTGCCGCCTTTCAGCGGGACGACTGCCTCGGGGCCGCCTTCACCGATCAGGCCGAGAGTCGGCCTTGTGATTGTACCGCCTTCTTGAAATGTATGTACAGGCTTCCAACCCCGAATGATACCGCCTTCTCCATAATAGGACCCCCATCCTCCCGCTGTCGCGCTTGTCCCCCCTCCAAATAAACTGCCCAACCAACCGGCGATCCCTGCTCCTGCGGTAGGAGTGCCAGTGATGTTGCCAAACATTAGCCAATTAGATATCATTCTGGAGACCGCACTGAGGAAGGCATCGCCTATACCGACGAATACATTTTTGACAGCATCGGCCATATTTTCCGATTCCGAGATGATGTTTTTTATGTTAAAATTCCAAGCAGAGGCCATGTTTTGGGCGAGAGTTTCTCCCAATTGTAGGGGTTTTATTACTTTATAAACTCCACCTGCCCAGTCCTCCCAGGCTGGCATTTTACCAAGGTCACTGAGTCTTTCGGCATCGGCCACAATTTTTGCGAATTCTAAATCTAATTGAGTGATATCTCTAAGAACCGGCGAACGAATCGTTGCAGCCCAATCCTCCCAGGATGGCATTTTACCTGTCTCGCTTAATCTCTCGGCTTCAGCAACCACTTTGGCAAATTCCAAATCGAGTTGAGTTATATCCCTAAGAACCGGCCCACGAATCGTTGTAGCCCAGTCCTCCCATGCTGGCATTTTGCCCAATTCGCTGAGCCGCTCTGCTTCTGCAACCAATTTATGAAATGCCAAGATATCTTCTTCAATTTTTTCTTTACTAAGTACACTTTCGGGGAAGATATCTTTTTTGGTTTCGGCGGCGAGCGCTTTTCTCTTCTCTTCGGTGTCCGTTAAATCGGCTATTTTCCCTTTTAATTTTTCAATTCGATTGACGTAATCTTCTATATATCTCCCCGAAGCTCCTTGTTTAATGCCGTAGGCAAGCCAATCCTCAAGATTCTTAAGGTCCTTTTTTAGGCCTTCCAGTTCGTCGCCTTTCCATGATTTAAAAATTTTTGTCAGCCAATCAAAAGTTTCTTTTAGGACCGGAAGAAAGTCGTTACCAATCACTTTTTTTAAATCGGTCCAGGCATTTTTCATTTGGTCAACCTTACCCGAATAACTGTTTATATCTGCCTGACCGGCGCCTCCGAATTTCTTTTGAAATTCCGATATGAAATATGCTGCCTTCTGAGACATTGAAGCGTTTTCGCCGAGCGTATCGTTGAGATGTTTAAATTCGGGCAACATCCTTCCGAGGACCTCAATGTTCCCAGTCATACCCATACCGATAAAACGGGTGGCAGACGCAAGGTCTATGCCTTTGCGGGTGGCAAGATCCATCGCCATTGTGGCGCCCTGTTGGGCTTTCGTAAAATCTTGTGTATACAGAAACATATCATTCAGGGCCTGGCGGGCCTGTTCGTCAGAGAAGCGGGTCGTTTTCATGATGGAGTTGGCAAATTCGTCAACCGCAACTTTCGCATTTTTCCAACTATAACCAACTCCTTCAACCGTATATTTGAGGCGGTTTTCTATTTGTTCTGCTTCGGCGGCTTCTTTTACAAAACTATTCATTGTTCTGCCGACTGTATAAATTACGGCAGTGGCAGCCGCGATCTTTGCGGTGAGACCGATCCAGCCTTCTTGAAGAGATGCGAGGGGACCCCGGGCTTGCTCGGGGCCTTTCTTCATCTCGTCAAAGGCTTTCTTGGTCTCGTCACTCAGGCGTTTGATTACCGGGGTACCTTTGTCGTCGACGGTTATTTCAAGGACTATACCGGCCATACGATCTCCATAGGGACATTTCCCATATTTTTATCAATCCTTATTTTTTTTATAATGTCAAAAATATGGGAGGTGTCCCTGCTCTTACTGCCATCAGCCATTTTTGATTTCTTCCGCTTGAATCTCATAAAAAGCGATCCAGTATTGAAATTCTTCCATTGAGAGATCTCTTAGCCCTGTAAGGGTCGTTCGCTTTTTGTCGGCGAGAGCGAACAGGTTTTTCAGGAAGGAGTTATTGATGAGTTTTTTTTTGCTTCATCAAACGAGATAGTTCTTTGTATCTCGTTTGAGATCCTCGAGACGATCGACCAATCCATTTTCTCAAGATAGGGTCTATCCTCGATAGAGAAGATCTTCTGGCCTTTTTCATCCTCGGCTTTTTCGATGATCGTCCAGAGATGAAAGTCTTTGGAGCTGGTGCCGCCTCCGGAAAGCGTCATGATTTTTTCCATCTCGAGGACGGTCACAGGTGTGAAATAGATCGTCTCTCCGAATTCGGGAATGTGGTATTCTTTTCGGCGATCGCTTTGAAGATAATTAATAATTTTTTCTTTAAGAGACATAGGGTCCTCCTTTTCCCCAAAAGAAGTGATCAGTAATCAGTGATCAGTGATCAGTGATCAGTGATCAGTCTTAAGAAGTGACCGGTGATCAGTGATCAGTAATCAGTAACTGATAACTGATGACTGATTACTTTTTTTATGTTAGAGCGATTGAGATTTCGTCGTCTCCTGCGCTGAGAGTCGGCTCAAAATCAAGGCCGAGCATTCTTAACCCGCCGCGATCTCCAGGGGCGATCGCTGCATAGCGTACTTTTGGGCAGGATACGGAAACGATGTTTCCTGCTGATCCGGTGGCTGCCAGGGCCAGAGAACCAAGGGTTCCGGGAGTCCTCCAAAGACCATAAAAATCATGTGTGGCAATCAGGGGAAGCTCGGGATCCATTGAACCCTTGGGATTTCTCCCCGTAATCAATGTACTGATATAACCTGACGACTTATTGATGCTCTCACGCTTCTGAAGGACGTTTGCCACATCGATTTCGACTTTCGAGCAGATAGCTGCATAGGCATTCAGGAGCAATCCCGCTGATAAAAAAGCCGGCGGAACGATGGCCGTATAAGTAATTCCCGTTAACAGGGCTAAGGTTTCTACAACGAAATCGGCTCCCTCAAATTCGAAATGCATGAGCCCCGGCTGGCCGGCAACCATTTCGAATCTTACGGTCCCCCGTGCTCCGAAAATCAACTTCCTGATCCCATCCATGTAGGCCGCAACGGTTAAGGATGGTATCGATGCCGTGGCAGGTTTATAAGTAACAGAAACAATGGGCGATATCGTCTCCGAAAAGCCGCATCCTTTGAGAAGCGGCCCATAATCCGGCGCGGTGCCTGGTGTGCCGGAGCCTCTCATTTCCACGGTGAATGCGAGTTTGGCAGAGCGTTTCCCGGAGACACTCGGATCTCTTGAGAGGGATCCTCTTAAGAGTTCGCGCTGGTATTGTTCCTGGGTCGGTGTAAAGGCGATGGCTTTACAGAGTATGGCCTGGGCGGCAGCCAATGTCCCTGGGGTCCCTTCGGTTTCCTCTATTATCGCTGCTAATTGTGTCGCAAATATTCTTGATGGCATTTTGTCCTCCTTTGCCCAAAGGGCAAAAAATAAAGTTATCAGTTATCAGTTATCAGTTACTGATCACTGATCACTGATCACTTCTTAAGACTGATTACTGATCACTGATTTACTCCGCGGTTTCATCATAGGGCGTGAATTCGCCATTCGGATATTGAAGCTCGCTCTCTTCTGGTCCATCGGCGTCGACGTCAATATACGTGGCCGCTTTTAGAACTCTTATTTCAGCCATTGTCTTCTCCGGCGAGTAATTTAGTTCGGAGAAATTTAGTTCGGAGTCTTAAATCTTTTACTCCGAACTCCGAACCCAGTTGCTAAATTACTTTATTTTTTATAATGCATACCGGCACTGCGTTTTGAATTCCATCGAATACGCCGAGAACATTTTAGTGTTTACCTCGCCTTTCACATTTGTCGGCAAAAGCGGATCTATTTCGAGTCCGCAGTTATTGTTGCTTAGAATTGATCTCAGGTCATCGATCATCTTATATACGCCTATCGCAGACTTTCTCGCCTGTCCACCACCACGAAGGGATTGGGCACAGAGGAGAATCGAAAAACCCAGGGGCATATCCTGGATCCCGGACATCGAATGAATAAATTCCGGCGTGCCGTTATAAATGATCAGAGCACACGGGAGCTGGCCTGCGAAGATTCGGATCTGGTCTTCGAGGTCGCCGCCTTCGATCTGATAGGAATCGATCTTTTTGCAATAGGTATTCATCGCCGACGCTTTCAGCGTAGTGATGATCGCATCTTCAATTTGCGTGATGGTATAACTCATGGTCGCTTCGCTCTCTGAAATCAGTTATCAGTCACCAGTTATCAGTCACTGATTACTGATCACTGATTACTGATTACTGCATTTTCCTGAGAAATCCCCAGACCCCATCGTCAAAGACTTTCTGGGGGGTTATTTGTTTCAATGCCCTATCAAAAAAAGGATTCGGTTTCATTCCTTTTATCGATCTGACCGGATGAAGTGCTCCAGGCCAAAAAAGGGCCTTTTTTGACACAGGAAAAATTCTCTGATGAAACGGACCGAAGGTTCCGGTACCCCGATGAACGAACTCCGAGTAAGGCGCGCCCGAGTTTACCGTTCCTTTTATTCCATCGGGTGAGACCCAACTCGTAATCAACCTAAAAAGATTAGAACTCTTTACGGGGGCCTCTTTTTTTGCCCGGGCCTCGATTGTTTCGACTAATTTTGTCATGCCTGCCCAAATCGTTGTGCGCGAAAATTCCGCCGGATGATCGATGAGTTCCTTGGCGAGTTTGCCTACGATTTCGATTTTGATTTTGGTTTCAATCATATTTATTGGTTGTTAGTAATCGGTGATCAGTCATCAGTCATCAGTTATCAGTGACCGATCACTGATCACTGGTTAGTTGTCCTCATTACAATCGTCCCGCGGCAGTGCGGATGATAAGGAGGCAAAAGCCCCTGATCCACATAATTCTGAATATTTTCCAGGATGCTCTGGTTCTCCCCGAGGAAGGTCTGGTATTCATCCGGGGTCATGTTCGCCTGGTCCATCATATTTTTATAGGCGACGTCGACCTGGATGATTTTGCCGTTCATCATGGCGCAGAAGGCGCACTCCTGGGTCGGTTCGATGATTTCGATTTCAGCGATTGCGGCATCATGGAGTTGAGATATATGGCTCCAGTTCTGGATCCGGACGACTCCCGTGTCCACGATCCGATTGATCTGGTATCCCTCGAGATCTGTCATTTGCTGGGAGAGAAGGTTTTTCAGCTCTGCGATCGCTTTCGGATCGCCTGCCCCAAAAAGTCCTTCGCCTCCCTCGAGGTAGCGGGTTTTTAAGAAATCCATGAGAGCTGCCTGGGCATCGGGATTGTCAATAAATTTTGAAAGATAAAAGTGATCGAGATTCGAGAGGAAGTTGATCGCACGAATATCCGCACCTTCGAAGCCAACTGTCGCCGTCAAACCTTCTATGGCTTTATATGCCTGGTAGATCGCGCCGACGGATTCGGTTACGGCAATCTTATCGATATTTTTGTAGGCATCGCCGAGGATCCCTTTGATGGCCGAGGTAAATTCTTCTTCCGAGGGCGGCGAGGACTGATTACGAAGCCATCCCTCGATCTTACTGAGTGCATCTTTCTTCAGCGCACCGAGGGAGGGTGCGAGATTTTTCATGTATTCAGATACCCAGTCGGCTTCGAGGAAAGAAGATGAGAAGTTGTGAAGATGGGAAGTTGTGAAGTTATGAAGGTTTGAATCTTCGCAGCTTCTTATCTTCTTATCTTCGTATCTTCGCATCTTCGCACCTTCGTATCTTCGCATCTTCCTATTTTCAGCGAACCCGAAGGGCGTTGGGGCCGCCTTCTGGATAAGAACCGGCTCGTCTCCTTCCGGCATCGGAATCGAATAGGTATCATGGATGAATTTCATTGGTACATCATCAAGCATCGGCAGAATGACCTGGTGAACCTTAGAAAGTTTTTCGAGATCCTCAGGCGGTTCGACCTCCTTCCAGAATTTTGGATATTTTTTGACATTCGGAAAATTGTAATCGACGATCCATCTGATCGATTGATCGTTGAGCCATTCGGAGAGGCGGTCGGCATCGGCCTTGACATATTCCTGGCGGACATCGGAACGTGCGGTCTCTTCTCCGAGCTTTCCGGGAGTCCCTACGGTTGTGGCCTCCTGGCCGAGGATAACCAACGTAATGGCGGTATTCCAGAAGTTTCCCCATTTTTCGTAACTATCGACTGAGCTCGTCCGGGCGGCCTCCAGGAGTTCGACTATCATCGTATCAGGCGTGATGATGGCCTGATCGGTCTGCATGGCCTTCAGGCAATCGAGAAGATCGTCTTGTTTGGCCTTTTCGGTCCCGGGCGGGTATTTTCCCCAGGGAGTGGGTTGGCCGAATTTTTCTAAGAATACGGCCCAGAACTTGACGCCGTTTTTTTTGAACCAGACAGGCCAGTAGAGTTTGTTCCCGAGGCCCATGCCGAAGGGGTTATTATTCTTCTCACCAAATCGGAAGAGTTGAAATTTCCGGTCGGGAACTTCTTCGCCTTCGAGCATGTTTTTATAGGTGAGAAGCCGTAATTGATTTTCCAATCCGAATGTGAACCGGCGGGAATCCCGACCGCGAAATTCCTTGATCCAGATATCCCCTTCGGAATAATCCCACATAATCTCGGAAGCCTTAAAACCCATGAGAATGCCATCGAGGAGCTCCTCGCAAGCCCTGTCAAATTTGATTTCTTTAAAATTATTTTCTACGAATTCGGCAATCTTGACATCCTGGGTATCTTCGCTTGCAGGCTCGATAGACCATTCTTTGCCGATAACGGCAAGCTTTCTCTTCTGCATCTCAGAATAGACCCGGTCGTCGCGCTCGAGTTCCGCATAGACCTTAAGTCCCTGCCCCGCGGCCTCGGTCGAAAGTACCGTATCGGGATTGATCAGAACGCGACCGATGTAGTACTGCGTAATATCGTTCTGGTAAGTCGCGATTTCGTCGGTGTTTGGTTTCTTCTTTGCTCTGGTTACCATACTGTCCTTTAGAAGATATGAAGTTATGAAGTTATGAAGTTATGAAGCTGGGAAACTTCTTATCTTCGCATCTTCTCATCTTCTCATTTTCAGTAATTATCCAGCTTGCCGCTGGACCCGTCGCTCGCTTTACCCATTGTCATTTTCCGATCGTCATTCGTTCGATCCGTCTTGATCTGCTCGTCAAAGTCGGCCTCGGTGATCGGCGGGAGAGTTGCTTTCCCGGTTGAGATATCTTTCAGATGAGCGATCGCATCCTTGTAATTGTCCTTAACGATCTCGGGCGCTACACCCCTGCGCGTATAGAGAAAATAAATTGTGATCGTGATTGAATGCTGTTTAATGATTGCAGGGACGGTCGTAAATGGAACTTCGGCCACCTCGCCGCAATAGGAATCGATCAGGGCATCGGCCTTGGCGATCGCTTCGGTGACCTTATCCGTATCAACTCCATAAACAGTATCGGTAGAATTTGCGGCGATCGTGGCAACATCAGCATCGGAGCCGATTTTTAACTTTTCGGCCACGAAATCTCCGACCTGGTCGCTGAGATAGAGATCTCCTGCGGCGGTGCCGCCGGCCCAGGTTCCGGTTGAGAGAACGACTTCTTCAACCAGTGCGTGAGCTCCACTCGTAGCGCCAACGACCGTATCGCCGGCAGCGATGACATGGGTTCCTCCGGAGGTATAAGCGAGTTTCTTTGGAGGCCCCGTTCCGGCATCGTTCGTCAACTCGATGATGTTCTTTTCGGGTATCTGCTTTTTGAGATCTGCTAAAGTAGAATAGGCCATGTTCGGTCCGTCCTTAACTTCAGAAGTTAAGAAGTTATGAAGTTATGAAGTTAGGAAGTTATGAAGTTAGGAAGTTATGCATCTTCTCAATTTCTTATTTTCTCAACTTCTCATCTTCTCATCTTCATATCTTCGCATCTTCTCATCTTCATCTATTGCCCATACCTCATTCCCCCGCCGTAGTAGTATCGTCTTGTGAACTGGGGAAGTTCATATGCCCCGATGTCTGTTCCATATCCAGAGGGGACTGCATTGCCAGCATAATCCCAATATAAGCCTACACCCACTCCTGCATCACGGGCAGGGGAATCTGGTTTGAGATGAAAATCAGTGGCAGAAACAACAAGTGGATCGGCCCATTTACCATTGGTATCAAATCCTTGATCTGATTTATAGGTCGCTTGGTCATTATAGTGATATATTTTATATGGAGAAGCAACTTCGACATATATTGCTGTTCCTCCAGCACTTTGATACCAAAGATTATAATCACACGCAGAAATCACGGCTATAGTATCAGGGAAAAAACAAGCAGTCGAAAAATCAATTGCGATATTGTTTTTTATGACAATACCAGAACAGCCTGTTGTACTTCCCCCTATACCATAAGATACCAATGCTCCAATGTTAGCATTAGATTTATAAACAGTGTTGTTGTAAATATTACAATTTGTTACATAACGATACCACTTAATACCAGATCCCATCATGTCGTGGACAATATTATAATAAATATTCCATGAATCTGCGGCATGAGTGGAATTGCCAGAAACATAAATTCCATCACTAACTTTAGTGGTATCTGCGTAATTTGACGTATCATAAACCAGATTATACTTAATAACACAATTATTAACGGTTCCAGCATCAATATGGAAGTTTAGGTGCTCGTAATAGACGTTATAAACTTCATTATTATTGACAATGAAATTTCCTTGGTCAACATCTGCATATCCGTAACACTGAATCCCACCACCTCCAATCTCATATACTTTGTTATAGCTAATAACATGGGACTTTGATATGGCTATTCCAATACCAGGATTACTGCTTCCTCCCAGGGGCCAAATTCCAAAATGATGAACGGTATTCCTTTGTATCGTCCAATTCGTTGCAGCAACATTTCCGGCTCCTATTCCCTCAATACTTCCAAAAGCAAGTTCCAGGTCTTGAATTGTTATATATATTTTGCTATTATGAGTTATACAACGAAGACCCGTGGTTGCTTCCACCGATGTATATCTGGTATCTGGATCAGTAGCCGCAAAACACCAGACACTTGATCCGTCAGAATACCAATAATACTCGGCAGTACAGGCTACCTGACTTGCTTGTTTTTGCCCCCAATGTATTGTACCGTCAGAAGCATTGATAAAGAAGAGAGCCGCAACTGTGCCTGCATAGGTACATTTCCACTGTGATCCATCTACATCCCAGGTTGTTAATTGGGTTGAACCTAAAATTTGAGGTTTAGCCCCGATCCCAAACGACCCGTAGGTAATAGGAAGACCCACTGATCCAGAAGAAGGGATAGTAAGTCTCTCTCTCCAGGTCTGGCTTTTTCTAAAATAAACAAAATCCCCCGCAGCGAATGCCTTGAGATTCACATCTGCAATGGTCTTATAAACTGAATCCGTACCCGTATCCGTAGCAAAAGTAACAGGATTATACGTCGTAAAATCAGGAGTAGCTGAGGCTACATGCACATCGGTGATGGAGGAGTCAACATAATATACTGCCGCCTCACCCCATTGAGCAAAGGCAAAGATCAGAAAGAGGATTAGAAGAAATTTTTTCATTTATACACCCAGCTATCAACTGTGGCCGTCCCCCCGCCTGTGCCGGCGGTGGTGGTCAAGAGAATTACATATGATGAACCAAAAGTAAGTGGACGTGACAATGGAATGTAGGTTGTCGTTGATTCTGCTATCCCTGCTTGGGAATAAATCGTACTCCCAGTCGGATCTAAGATTGAAATCGTGGCTGTAGGAGCCGTGGCAGCAAAAGCAGGCATGATAATTTTGATGCTGTGAAGTTCGCAATCCGGAAAATCGTATGGAAAAGTGCAGGTTTTCGTGGTATCGGCCGCCTCAAAGATAAACCTGCAACCTTCGACCATTGTCAACTTGACGTTTTCTGAATTGACAACGTTTGGCAAAGCGTATATCAGACAGATCATGGCAATAAAACATATTAGATATTTTTTCATGATGGCTCCTCTACTGAAAAGAACGAAGTTAAGAAATTGGGAAGATATGAAGATGCGTAACTTCATAACTTCTTATCTTCCCATCTTCTCGTTTCCGTATCTTCTCATCTTCTCTTTGTTTATATTATCTTTCCCACCAACCGATTTCGAACTCGAACGTCGGAGCGGCCGCATTTGCTGCGCCCCACATAGCCAAAGTTAGATTTTGGGCTGGGCCGATAATAATCGGGGGGCCAGTGCTCACGATTCTGCCCGAGGCTGCAGCTGATATGGCTGAACCGCCTCCTTCCAGAGATCCGAAGACAATTACATAGGTATCGAATGTTGTTGGGACCACTCCTCGAAGCGTGCCCCTTGATACAAGGCGTTTGCTAATTCCGACCGCCGTGGTCAATGCGCCGGAATACATCTGAATGATTGAGGGCGTCCCGATATCGCCATTTGGACTGACAGGAACGATAGCCGTCCCTCCACTCGTATAGCGGGCAGTCCCGTAGTCAGTGACCATCGCGTATTGCCATGAAGTGGCACTCAGGGGGACCGCGACTACCATCAACTTGATATAGTCGAGATACATCCTCTTGCCGGTTCGACCGACATCGGCGTTACGAAAATAGAAAAAGTTTCCGACCGCACCTGCAGTATCGGCGTAGCCTGTAATGTTTGTGGTTGCGGCAATCGGAGTCCCAGGGGTTGCGTTAGTGGCGAGAAAATAGGATCCCTCGTCGGCTAATGCATGCCTGGTGCTATGCATGGGGATGACCATCATCTCCCCATATCGCCCGAGGCGATAGGGTGAGGGATTGGTATCCGGCATCGCTTGCGGGAGACCCCTGCTTACCCGCCCCGTATCCTCCGCCATAGCGAAGGGAACAGATAGGGTCAATATAAGCAAAATGCTTAGAAACAGATTTAGTCTTTTCATCTTTTTTCCTCCTCCTTTTTTTTACGAGGTTATGAAAAGAACGAAGTTAAGAAGTTGGGAAGATATGAAGATGCGTAACTTCGTAACTTCTTATCTTCCCATTTTCTCATCTTCGTAGCTTCTCATCTTCATTGTTTATATCGTTAGTCTTCCAGCGGATCACTCCACTTGAAGCCGAGATAGGTGCCGGTGGCGACAATGTCGGTTTCTTCTGCCACTTCGTAAACGTCCTGATGCTCGGCCGGCTCCGGCCACGTTGTAGTCCTGCGGATTCCGCCTCCGCCGTCTTCGCCATAACGGAGTCTGACCTGGACTCCCGGCATGGGAACCTTCAGTCCGATCGTCCTTGGCCGGTAGAAGAGGAATGCCATGCCGTGGCTCGCGTTGTAATCCCAGATATTCAGGAGAGTGAGCTCCGTGCCGGCCTTTGTCTCCTTAGCCGAACTATAAAGTGCGCCGCCGATCAGAATCTCGTCCAGTCCAAAAAGCGCGGCGATCATCTGGGGAGTGACCTTTGCGGGGTCCGCTCCGCTCCCCGTATATTTGATCCGGTCAAGTACCGCGTCGATCTGCTTGATTTTGCTCCACGTGCCGGCATCTATCATCAATACGTTCGGTTTGACCCCGGTATAGGCCCGAATGGTCTCGATCCGCGTCTCGACATCGAGGATAAAAGTATTTGTACTTCCCGGGGGTGCCCAGAGACCTGCAGCATCTTCTCCTGCTGCGCCGATCGCACACCATGACGTCGCTTTGATCAGGGCAGCAATTCTTCTTTCTTTTGATCGGTCGATTTTGTTTGCACACAATTCGACGGCATCCTGATCGGGCTGAACAGGAGGCGCCATCCTGGATTTGGCGAGTTTGCGGTCCTCGACGGTGACTTCCGAGGCAAAGGCGTATTCCTTTGTATTGTAAGGAATGGGATTAAGCTTGAACGTGCTTCTGGGCGCCCTGGCGCTTGGGCCTCTAATCTGGGCCTCATCCCGAAGCCAATCGCCCCTGAGATATTCATAGATATTCATCTTGGGGTCGTCGGTGTCAATGATCGGGAAGATCCGATCGCCGATAAATTCCTCACTTCTGTAGGCAATGCTCACGTCCTTCAAAGGACCTCTTACGAGTTGACCTCTGATATCCATATCAATTTCCTCCTTTTATTTTTTTGGCTGGGCATCCGGCCCAGGTTTCTCCCGGCGGCACGGATTTTGTGACCGTGGATCCGGCGCCGATCAGGGCTTTTTCTCCTATCACAATCCCCGGAAGGACCGTCACTCCGGCGCCAAGCCTCGCGCCTCGGCCGATCCAGGTGGCCTGCCAATCCTCCCTTTTTGATGGAGGATAACGATCGTTCGTAAACGTGCAGCGGGGGCCGATCCAGGCATCTTCTTCGATCGTGACGCCTTCGGGGATGAAACACATCGCCCCGATGCGAACATTTTTCCCGAGGACGACGTTCGGACCGATCTCGGTGAAGGCCCCGATGTTAACACCGTCTCCGATGACGACTCCAGGAGAAATGTTACACGGGGGCCAGATTTTAAATGATGGACTCATAGATTTTTACCATCGCCTTGGTCATCTCTAAAAGAGCCGGCACGGGTTCGGTCTTGTTGGGCTCGACCTCAGCGCGTAGAATTTTTATGAGCTGTTTTGCCATTATTTGCTGATCTGCCTCGTCAACCCAGTAATCGGAGTATGGATTCCCCGGATGGGAAATTACCTTGCACCCCGACGCTTTTGCCTCCAGGCAGATATGATTGTGATCGCCGTATTTTACCAGGCCGATATAATAATCGACCCCGACGAAAGCGTTTCTTAACCCCTCCGGGGAATACGCGATCCCACTTACGTGGGAATGGTATCCGGCTCCATTTCGGTCGATCAGAGGAAACCACCAGCGATGCTGATCGAGCGGAAGTTGAAAGAGATGAAGCCTCAGATCCGGTATCTCCTCGGCAACCCAGGGGATAGCGATCATCAGATCGAGCGGCCATTTATAGAGATAGCAGTTCTCCGCCGAAAGCAAGGCGGGCTTGCCGGCAAACCGGCCTTTAGATTCGACCGGTTTCCAGAATTCGGTGTTAATTCCCATCGGGATAAGATGAACCTTTCGCCCGACATCGCAAAGGCTCTGCCAGATGGCCTGATGACGGGGCCAAAATGTGACCAGGGCATCGGACGTTTTGAGCAGGTGTATGGTCTGCATCCACGGATCGGAAAATCCGTGGTGATGGCCCAGGCCAGCCTCCACGGCCGTATAAAAGATATGCTCGGGCGTTCCGTGGATAACCAAAACCTTTTTCACCTTCCTCGCGTCGATCGAATCGGGAAGATGAGTATGAATGACATGAATATCGGCATCTACGCCTTCGGTGACTTGCTCCTTCGCATCAAAGGAAAGGGCCTTCGAGTCGAGACCGAGCGCCCTTTCGCCTTCGGCCATATCCGTAGCCACCCTTGCCATGCCGGAAATGTTTTTCTCAAGCCAGTGGGAAATCTTCATAATGAATTCAGACCTCAGACAATTAGACATCTGACTTCAGACTCGGACCCTCAGATCTTAGACCTTAGTCTGAAGTCTAAGGTCCGCGGTCTGTCGTCTATTTCTTAGTGGGCCGAGCTTGTCACATGCGAAAGCACGGAACTTTTGCCCATTGAGATCACACACGAAGCTACCAACGCTCCAGGCATGTCAGTTAACATGCATGTTACAAGGTCATCCTCTGCGCCTGAAGCCTCCAGGAGGATTCCTCTCGCCGTCTCAAGAATTCCGGCCGATCCTTTGCCCGCATCGGTTGCACCGACATATTCCGGAGAGACCACGTCTCCCACCGCAAGGACCCCGTTGACTACGAGCTTCGAAATTCCGAGAACGCGGACAACTGCTGCCTCGCCCGATTCAGGGGAGTTCTGAAGGATCCCTTCCGGCCACTCAACCGCGGAATCTGGGAGTCTGTATTTATTTGCCGTGGCATCTCGAACGACAAAGTGATATTGATAATCGCTCAGATCCTCGTTAGCCGGAGCACTGATATCGAGAATTCTATTTTCTGTAGCCATTGGTTTTTCTCCTCTCTTTGAGAATTGATGATTTATGATTGATGACTGATGATTGAAGAATTTTTCCAATCAGCAATCAACGATCAGATTTATTTTTTTGGATGTATTTCCAAAAGGTACTCCTCTGCCAATTCGATATTTTCTTTCTGTACCTCGGCGAAGGCCACGCTGAAAGAGAGATCCTTTTTCTCTTTCATCTTCTTTTCCGTGAGGGCCATTAACTTTTCACTCGCCGTTCCTCCCTTCGATCCATCGTCTCTGGCCACTTCTTTGAAGGTGACGACTTTGGGAAGTTCGGTAATAAAGTCCTTGAACCATTGGCTCCTGGACTTTTCCTGGCCCTCGGCGAATTTGATCGATTCGCCTGTATCCAAATTGAAGAGAAATTCTTCAATTCCGGCCTTCATCCAGGCGGGGATGATCTTCCCCTCCTTGGCGAGTCCTTCACAGAAGGAGTGGATCTCGTCCTTCCGGGCCTTGATCTCGATCTCCTTGAGTTTCTTCTGGGCCTCATCCTTAGCCTTAACCTCTACCTCAATCTTCTTCTGGGCCTCGGCAAAGGCGAGGTCTTTACCGCGCTTCTCGGCGGCCGCGAGATCGACCTCGGTAAATTTGCTGCCAGGGGATTCCCCGGGCAAGTCTTTTTCCGCCCCGACGATCAGGGTCTTCAATCCACTGAGAAACTCTTTAAACTTTTCCATACCAGTACCTCCTTTTTTTTCGACGTGAATTTTACCGGCCTTGCGGCCGATGTATGCACAAATTTTATTTGCACTATCTTCATCGTGGCCTTCGCACGACATCATGTGTTCGACACAGCCATCAAACCCGCCAATAAAGGTTCCATCCTCGGCCATGTGAGAACACGCGTTGGCAAACTGGGACAGTCCCGAATCTACGCCCCTTAGGGGCCGTAATTCTGGGACAGTCCCTAACTCAGATTCGATGATCCAGGCGGCTTTCTTTTCTCCGAAGGCGGCTTGTTTCAGACCTTTGATGGCGGGAGGCGTTCCTCCTAAAAATCCGACGTGACGGAGTCCGAGATCCGGATAGAGAGCGATACTAACTTTTTTGTATAGACCTTTGCTGATCCAGTCTTTGAATTGGTCGACGAGCTGCTTGGGTTTTGCTAAAAGTTTGTCCCCTTCGATCTTTAAGGCCTCGATCCATCCGTAGGCGGGTGAGTCGTGGTCCGGATGTCCGATAACGATCGGGGCCTCGTGAAGTTCAGGGTTATAGGATGCCACGATCTCGGCAATATCTTTTTCGGTCCAGTCTTTTGTATTGCCCGCCGAGTCAGTATGGGTACCTGTTTTGAAGATCTCGAACCAGTTCTCCTCATCTCCCCATTTCCCCATTTCCCCATCCCCCTATCAGTAATTTACCGCCTTGCGGCTGTGCGGCATATAACTATCCATCTCCGTGAAAGTGCGCTTATCGCCGGAGGTTTTGAATTCGATGACGCCTATCGGCTGGCTGGCTGCCTGCGTCGCCAGCCCTTTGGCCCAGAAGTGATCGGCATGGCCGGTCTCCTCGGTTTTGTCAGCATCAAACCGGAAATGACCGGTGCTTGTCTCATATTTTTTTACGCTGTGCAGAGAATTTCTAATTGCCTGAGCCATTGGGATCCGCGACTGGAGATCTTCGAAGTTCTTCTTAAGTCCCGTGGCCAGTGCCTCCTTGTTGGCTACCGTGAAGTCGACACCCTCGACCTTGTACTCTCCATAAAAATCAATGCAATCTTCGGCGATGTTTTCCCCGAGTCCCGTTTTGTCAATGCAGGCCCGCCGTGTCTTTGGATGGCCGAGTAACCAGAACATGATTCGCCTCTGTACAAAAAAAGGCGCCTTTGAAAGTTCAATTACTGCGCGTGTCCAGGCGATATTGTTTTTATACTCGTCAAGCCAGATGATAGAAAGATCCCTTCTCCGTGCTACATCAAACCCAACATAGAGATCACCATCGATATCGGGATAGTCTTTAAGGGGAGGAGGGGCGATCTTTGTCTTTTTGTAAATTTTGTAGGCCTCCTCCGCATCTTTGATTATTGGAATAAGCCAGGTGGGCATGAAGTCGGCCTCGTCGCTTTCGACTGTCGCAATCAGCTCGTAGGTCAGCCAGGCTGTTGCCTCATCGATGAATTCGACATCATATTCCTGTGCCCATCCTTCGTCATCCCCGAAGGCTTTTTTGAGGGCTTCGATCGTTGAAGGTTTGCCGTTCTCATCTTTTAATATGAGGCCCTCCTGAATGGCCTTTGCGATAGGTACGAGATGTTTCGAGTACCCATTATCTTCCGTGCAGAGTTCATAGAATTTATTTTTCTTTCCGAATGGGGTCGAGATGATCCGGATCTTGTAGCCCCGGGTAATGGTCGGGAATAGCGCACGCCAGATGGCCCGGCTGTCTTTGTGGAGGGCGAATTCATCAAGTAGAATATTTCCACTCCAGCCACGGGCCGTATCAGGATTGGCTGGAAGGCCGATGATGCGCGACCCATTAGAGAAGACGATCTCTAACATCTTATATTCGGCATCTTCGCCCTTGAATGTCGATTCGAGTTCTTCCACGGCGGCACCTATCGCCTTGGCATGGACCTTGGCCTGGGCGATTAGTTCTTTCGATTGCCGCTCGCCGCGGGAGAGACAGACCCAGAGGACCTTGTGCTCATGACAATCGAGCACGGCCTCGAGAGTGGCTTCAAAGGTTTTCCCACCCTGGCGCGTCACCCGACCGATTTTGAAGCGGGCACCATCCTCAACCCATCGCTTCTGATAGAGCGTCAATGGCACCGCAGGTGCCTTGAAGTTCGGAGTTTGGAGTTCGGAGTTCGGAGTTATTTTTTTTCTCCCCATCACCCTATTTCCCTATCTCCCCATTTTTCTTTACAGAGATTCCATAGATTTCTTCTTTGATCTTCGCCAGCGTTTCTTCGGAAAGCCCGATTTTCCTCTCCGGATCCACGGGCAGATCCTCCACGGGTTTCATCTTCTCTTCGGAGTCAATGATCCTCTGAAGATTTGCCAGTGCATGGACGGTTTGAGGATCAGTAGATGCCATTGCACTCTCAAGAATCTTATCGCGAAGCGTATAGAGATTTTTTCGATAATCGACCCTCTTTTTGACCTGGGTGAACTTTTGACCCCGCCAATCTTCCTGGGCGCCCCATCGCAAAAGTTGCGGAACTGAGACGCCGGTAATTTTTGAAATCTCCTCATAAGTTTTTTGCCGATATACATAAAGGTTGGAGGCCGTCTCCCGAACCTCCATCGAATACTCTCGTTTCTCTCGTTTGTTTGGTTTTTCTGGTTTCTTTAGTTTCTCTGGTTTCCGCATTAAAAAAGCCCATTTTCAATCACTGATGTCGAACCTTCCGTTTGAAAGGATATCCAAACAGCCCCAAAGGATACCCAAAGGGTGCCCAAACGGATCAACTTTTCGGGGGTATGACCTTATCCATTGACTGCCCGAAAAAGTCTTCTCCTGGCGCATCCTGTGCATTAGGGGATATTTCGTGATCTTTGGCCCAGCGGATGAAACTATCCTCAAGAATGAAGACCGATTTCCCGATTTTCACCCAGGGCATTCCGAAACTTCTCCACTCGAGTAAGGTCTTCTCGGCAATCCCCAATTTTTTTGCGATATCTTCCGCTTTTTTGAGTTTCATTTTCCCCCTGTCTTGATCCTCCTCAAAGACCCATCTTCTGAGATCCGGTAGATCTTCCCATCCTGAGACTGGATAGTTGATCCCGGCTCATGAAAGGTGACATAAGTTTTTCCGTCTTTTTGGAAAAGAAGTTTGGCCATATATTTTTCCTTGGCTTCGTCTTCCATCTCCTTGAGGGTTTTCTTAATTTCCATGTTTGTTCTTTGCCATCGGCCATTAGCTATTAGCCATTAGCCAATTATTAGAATTCGACGTTGACCCCAATGTCTTTTGTGAATTTATCGAGTATATCGAGACCAACGGCGGTGATCCGCGCCATTTCCCTCTTAATGCCTCCCGCTATTCGCTCTTCCATCTTGATCTCCATTTTTTCCTCGAGATAGGAGAGATGACTTCTGAGCTCTTCTTCCCTGGTGGGCAATCCCAGATCATCGAGGAGAAAAAGGATTTCTCTTATCTCAAGTGGCCCGGGGTGCTGATGGGCGAGAAGGCTTAGGATCGTCCCCCGGATTTGCCTATATCTCTCTTTTTTGGGATCCGTCATCTTTCTCTCCTCTTAGGGATAATTTCTCGACCTTATTGAGAATAATTTTTTGTAGTAGAATGATCTCCCGATGCTCTGAGAGATCTCTTTCAATATAGTTATGGATCGCATTGGTCAGGCGGTCCATGCTATTTGCCTGTTGGCTCAATGCCCCAGATGGCTTTTCAAGTGCTTCAACGATCTTGATTCCAATGCTTTTAATTAATCGAAAAAGTCCGTAAAGCATCAGGGCCGCGATGAGCATTCCCGGCCCCCAATCAATCAAAGAACTAAATCCTTTTTGAATAAGCTGTTCCATAATCTACCCAGGGACACTTTCCATATTTTTATCAATCTGGGGACACCTCCCAATTTTTGTCATTTCTAATTTTTTCGAAAGGTTAAAAATTGGGAAGTGTCCCTTCTTTTATAATCCCAGCGCCGTTACATAGGGCAATATCTTAGCCAAGACGGATGGAAAGAATGTTTGAAGAATTTTATCCGTTCCCGATTTTACAATCGCTCCCCAGGTTTTGCCCCAGTAGTAAACAATTTTCCCGCAGTCGTTATCGTTTAATTCCTCGCAGGTTAGAAGGCCATTGGCATCTCGCTTCTGACATTTCGCAGCAATAGTATCAAGTGTTTTGAGATCCTGTTCGCAATTACAGGCGATAAAGCCCTTCAAATCCTGTAGGGCGGGAGTAAGGAATCCGCTATTCAATGCCCAGGTCGAGCCAATTTGTCGAGCCGTGGCCCTCGTAAAAGCAGCATTCTGGACATCATATTGGATCAACTGGGTTGCATTCATGGAAGCGCAACTCACCAGGGTTAACATAATCACAACAACTAAGAGCAATTCGATTAGTGTAAATCCTATTGTTTTCATATAGACCTCCTATGTAAAATTTTTTACCTCAATTTTGTCTCCATCAATTAAGATGGCTTGACCTCCTAACCCTACCCACGATCCAGCGTTCCAGCTTGGCCCATCAGTGGCAAAGTGGGTATGATGAAAAATCACCTCTCTTTTTCTGGTTTGTGCCCAATCCAAAAAAGCCAATTTTGTGGCTTCATGCTTCCCAAGATTCCTGACCGTGGCCGTGGTAGGATCTTTAAATACCCCTGTGAGTTGAAGATTGCGCCAAATATGGCGGACAAAAAACTTTCCTAACCACGAGGCCTGATAATTAAAGAAGTCCCCCACGTGCCCGTGGGTCCAAAGGACTTCTTTGCCAGAATTGAGAACAAGAATATAGGCCATAGGAAGGGTAGGATCGGGATCATGGTTACCTTGGATCTGGTAATCCCCCAGTTCTAAAATCTTCCAGACGGCAGGATACTGAGCTTTAATCTTTGATCGGTCAGGATTTTCCCAATCGTCAGTTATGTCTCCGCCGAGGAGGAGAGAACACTCTGGTTTTATATAGGGAAAAATCGAATTAAAAAAGAGTACGTCATGCCCATCGAAGTCATCAGCGTTATCCCGCACCCCGAGGTGAAGATCACCAATGATGATAGCCTTCCCGATCTTGATTCGCTGGCTTTCTTTAAAAAGTTTGTCAAGATGATCCTGAATGGTCATGGATTCACCACTGGTTCTTGGCTAATTTTTTGCCCTACTGCTATTCCAAACAGACCTGAAAGGGCATTACTGGCGATCTCTTTAGCATCTATCCCAAGCATATAGACGGAATAGACTACAATGACAAGCACTGCAAAGATCACCAAATTCTTGTCATTCCCAAATATTAGAGTTACCGTCCTCATGCTCTCACCTCCTTTCTTTAGAAGCCTACTTCCTTCCATCCATTAATAGTTCCGGTTATCGTCATCGTATGCCTTCCCTGTGGGATATACAGGTCAGAAATGTTTGGGCTTGGGGCTGACTGGCTCCTCACACGCAAGCTCACACTGTAAGTCCCTGTACCGAGAATCTTCCCAAAAATGGGATCGGTCGGAAATACCCTCCCATCAGGAAATGTCCAAGCGAACTGAGCATCCGTCTCGTTTGTCGTGCCAACCACCTGAATTAATAGGGCCGGCGTATCTGCGGGGATGCAAACGTGTAGAGTCCCTGGCCCTGCTGACTCTCTTGCTATGGGCTTGTCAGTATCACCCGACTGACAAGCCGCAATTGATTGAGCAAAAGTGATAGTAGCGGTAAGGTTTGAAGTGACGTTTGTGATCGTCCAGGTACTACCTGACAAACTACCTATAGAGACCGAAGCCGCATAGCCGGAATTGATTGCAACACTGAGGGTTGCCTGACCACCGGGGGCAATTCCAGATACGCTCGTAGGTGAAACAGAACCCCCTGCCGAATTGACAACCGAAACCGTTACGGTGTAGGTTGATGCGGGCGGTGGCGGAGGCGTTGTTGAGCAGTTCCCTTCATACACCTTGGTTCCCCTGAACCAGAACTCAAAATCTGAGGCATTGGATACGGAGACAAAAAGAAATAAGATTAAAAACATTATGGCGAAGATCTTCTTCATAGTTTTCCTCCTACATCACTCCTAAAAATTCGTAAATCAAAAAGTTTCCCCGGACAACTCTTTGGGGCATAGTCCCGATGGCCGACGATAAATTGAGGCAAAATATCAAAAATCTTGCAAAGGCTCGCCACAAAGGCGACGCCTTTCCTCCACTGGTCGAACGGAACCGGGGTTTCATCAAAATTTCCAATAAAGCAGATCCCGATGGCCTCCTGATTCATCCCAATACAATGAGCGCCTTCCTGGTCGAGGTTCCGGCCTACTAAAATCTCAAATCCCCCCTCGCCCCCCTTTTCTAAAGGGGGGTTGGGGGGGCTTATCGCGCCAATTTGTTCAATTCCAAAGTGATAGCCAATATC